ATTGCTGATTTCACTCCATTTGCCCATATGTGTGATTACTTTATCCCCAATTTTGACATCTTGTATTTCTACAATTCCCTTGTCTGTGTATATTTTTGTTCTTGGACACAAACACGAAACGCCGATGCCAGTAAACATCTTGTCTGCAAGTTCTGCATAAACTAGAGCCATGGCTTCGTTGATCGGCCTAGCGTCAACTTTCCATCCGCTTTCGCTCTTGAAAGCCTTGAAGATAGCATCAAGAATTTTTCTGTGGTAATCGGCATCTGTATTTTCATTGATGGCGTTGGCTGGCACGGAATAGCACAGAATCTCTCCATCACCTTTAATCTCTTCCAGAAGACTGTGAATCATGATGTTCATGATCTGGAAGGCGTCACGCTCATGTGGGTTAACGCAACCGTCTTTCATTGGACGTTTCAGGTCCATGTTTCTCATGGTGTAAGCCATGTTGATCGCAGCTTCGCCTAGAGCATAAGCGACGTTAGCGTCCTCTCGAAGAATCAGCGGCACTCCAGATTTCTTCATCATATTGAACACGAAGTCGTTCTGTAGTTCCATCTCAAGAAAAGCATTGACCTCTCGCTTGTAGGCGAAGTTTCCGTCTGCATTTCTCTTGCAGCAGACCAAGTTGTATGTTCCAGCATCAAATCCAATTGACATTTTTTACCTCTTCTGTTGTTTTATTATAGTTTGCCAGAAACTGATTTCCTGATCAGATTCCAGATTGCACCGGGAGTCATGTTTCTTCTGAACCAAGTTCTTGCATTGAATCCGATTTGCGTTAACATTTCGTGTCTGCCATCCACTTCTTTGAGAATTTCAGCAATGTCTGAATAATCTTCTCTGCAAGAAATGTAATGTATTCCATCTACGAGTTGTTCGTTGTGGAACACATCTGGTATTTTTGGAGTGATCACGCCACATCCAGAGGCCAGTAACAACATCAATGTTCTATCTGGTTGTTCTGGCATAGTTCCGGGTGCAGTTATGCCAACAAGACACTCATTGACTCTTTCTATTATTTTCACAGGCATCGTCGGAGAGGAATCAATCACATATCCTTCTATGGTCTTGCTAGTTTCTTTCCAGACTTTTCTGTAAGTTCCCAATAATGGATACACTGGAGTTTCAGGGAATTCCCGACTTGTGTCAAAGTAAGTAAAGATTTTGTTGCCAACAGCTTTGTAACATGTCTCGGCACACATCTTGTCGTAAAGTTCCCATGTGATTGACGGCCCAAATACGCCAGCATGATACCCGAATACCATGGGGCCAATGTTGATCAATCTTGGTATTGTTTTTTGTTCTTCAATGATCCAATTGCAAAAAGCAAATTCAGCATCATGATCTCTCATCACATCACGGATGTCGAATTGACCGGGATAGTTAATGAATCTTAAGTATGCACAACGAACGCCGTCTATTTCCATCATCGTGACAATTTTATCAGACCCAAGATCTGCCAATTCGTAATCCACATTTGCCCGGATCAACAGATTTTCAATATACTCCATCATCTGAAGATTTGGCTGTGATCTCGATATCCACTTGAGAGTGTCTTTGTCGTGTATTTTGTATTCCGGCAAATCTATCTTAACTTTCATTATTTCTCTTTTCCAAACTTAAGCTTCGCACCAGACATGAAATCTGGGATCATAAGTTCTGCATCTTTTTCTTCGTCTTCTTTTACAACTGAGACACTTTGAGCGTTTACGGCAGAAGCTGACACTTGGCCATCAATTGAAATATTGATGTTCAGAGTAATTTCGATCTCGCCCTCTCTGGGGACAATACGAATGCTTGTTTTCGGTTGCTTGATGATCTGCGGCATACACTATTTACGATTCTGCCAAAATTCTTTAAGCCCTCAACCTATCAAATGCAGAAAGCACAGACGCAGAGGCAATTCCTGAACAACAAGGGACTCTTGTGCCGTCTTTTATTTTCGGGCATTTGCCCCAATCGTAGCATCCAGAATATAGTAGTGGACATGGACCTTGCACCAATTCCACTTTTGGATAGTGCATTGCGTATGTCTTGCCATTGACGAATGTGAACAACCCAACGACTGGCTTCCCCATGCCTCCCGCAGCATGGAAATGAGCCGTGTCAACGCTAACCATGTAATCTGCTTTGTTTATGACAGACAACAGTTTTCTGGCCCTGATGCCGTGAATACTCGGAATATCGTTTTTGAGAAGTCCATAGATTGGTGATCCATGAACTCCAATGACACAAAAACCTCGTTCTTGTATTCCTCTGGCGACATCTACCATCAGTTCATCAGACATGTTTTTATTGTGCATAGCAGAGATAGGAGCGAGTAAGACTATTTTGCCTTCTCTGTCTCTATGCGTTTCGATGATGTCACAAGCTTCTTTCATTTCGTCGTCTGTAAATCGAAAGTGCATATTGTGTGATTTCAATTCAACGCCACAATGATTGGCCCAAATATCGCTTCTATGCTTGCCAGACATCGGAGCCATGGCCATTTCCCATCTGCCGCAGGCCGTGCTAGTGTTGTAGTGAATGATGTAGTCGTGCATGTTTGCGACGTTGGAATCAATCAACTTGTCAATGAATGGATGATCTGAAACTACCTCGTGGTATGCTAAAGGACAAGCAAAGTGAATTTCTGCATTCGGCAATAGATTCTTAAAATCCTCAAACATCATTCTGTGCATGAGAATATCTCCCAAGCCGCCACAATTTCTCTGTATGAGTATTTTGTTGCGTTTGTTGTAAAAGTCACGTATGGTCATGGTCGGTCTGATTTGATTTGGCCGATTATACTCGATGCGACTTCTCACTGGAGTTTTGGATCTTATGACTGGCATCCAATAATAGAGTGGGTACAAAAGAAAAGGGCACAGTTCCGAAGAACTGTGCCCAAGTAGTTTTTACAGTTTAGCCAAAGTTAATTAGCTGGTTGGTGTAGACTTGATGGATGCCATCCAGTTAGCGGAAGAAGTTCCGCTAGAAGTCTTAAGTCTCAACAAAGTAATTGCGAGATCTCCATTGTTGAAGATTTGGCTCTCACCTGCGTTCAGTGTGAATGTGACGTTAACGTCTCCATTCAATTCACCTGTAACGGATTTTGTTCCATCCAAGTTCTGAATCTGCAAGAATCTTGCTGGTCCGCCGTATGTGGTAACGAAGTCAATTGCGTTTCCAGACAATGCGGTCGTCAAAGTTACTGTTGCACCCTTGACAAATGTGTTTTCGTCTGCGACATCGCTGTAAACAGAGCCGTCGTCTGTGACAACCTTAATGAAGGCACGGTCGTAGGCAACCTGTGGGTAAGCGAATCTCTTCCAGTAGTTGCAGTCGGTGAACGTGTCACCGTCTTTCAACAGTCTGTATGTGCGGTTTGGTCCGGCAACGTAAATCTGACGCTGCTTGGATGTGGCGAATGCTGTGCCGAGTTGCCCGTAAGCGTGTCCAGCAACTGACGAGCTTGGATCGAGGTCCAGCAAGCCTTGGTTTACATTCTGAAGTTGTACTTGAAATACTGACATGTTATCTCCATGTGTTCTTTGAGTGTGAATTGTCCGTCACAATTAGATATGCACAACTTGTAAATTTGGAAACATGTTTTTATACAAGCGGAGACCGGTGCCTGTTGGTACTAAAACAGTCTCAATTCCTCTGGCAGCAGCCTCACACAAAGCAGCAGATTCTACGCCCATTACCAAGCCAGCCCCAGAAATGTCTGTGTCTATTTCACAGTGCATCGGAGTTCTTTTCTTCAATCTGTCGATCCTGTCTTTTTCCAGAGGCTTCGTTGGGAAACATCCGCTGGAGATAATTACGCACTTATCTGTTTTTGTCGCTTTTGGTATATCCAATGCAAATTTTGTAATACCGGCCCCAATCAGTAGATCCTCAATGGGATGAGTTTCTCCGTTAGATTTTATTTCTGAGATGTGTGCGAATTCAGTTTTGCGAATTTTAAGCTCTGATAGCTTAAGGATTCTTTCACAGTCTCCTAGAATGTGTGTTTTTTCATCTTTGCATCCATAGTAGATGTTTATTTCCGGGAACGCTTTTTCCAACAATGGCTTAAGTAACCTCAATTGTACAAGGTATTCATCTGCGTAGCCGAAATAGCAGATGCAATAGTTGTTTGCGATCTTTGCGTAGTCTGTGAAACTGATCATAGATACTATAAGATGAACGATCAAGAAAAAGCTGAAGCTGGAACACGTACAATTGTTGAATTTTTCCAACAGTTTGGCGATGACATATATGCACAGATTCTTTTAGAAGAACTATTCATGGGGTTGATGTATGAAGAGACTTTATTTGTATTTGGCGAGCCGCTCGAAGAGGGACGGGATCAAACTGGTGACGGTATTACAGAGCGAATCTGTGATAACATCGAAGCTGACGGATCTGGAGGAATTGGACCTTCCGATTACATGGCAACGCCGGATCTCCCAGATTATCCATGACAATAGAATGCTTTATGAACCTTGGATAGAGACCGCAGATAATTTCAATGAGTTGTCTGCTCGTCTTAAGGGCAGAGGATACTCTAATATACCAATGGGGGCCACTCCATTACTTGATTTCAAAGCTTATTCCACAGCACCAGTTGCAGACACAACATCTTGCAAAGTCGCAAGAACGATGCTCAGGAAAAAGCAATAAGTATTGCGGTTTGACAGAAATATCAGTACAATTCGTTGTTCTGTAAGAAAGGATTGATATGGAGATTTTCAGAGGACGCCATTTCATCAATGGCATGTGGAAAGAAGACGCAGCTTTTTCATTCCCAGCAATAAATCCAGCCACCGAGCAAATCTATGGTGTGTTCCCAGCAGCATCAGCCGATGCAATAGAAGAAGTTGTCTGTGCTGCAAGAACAGCTTTTGACTCATGGAGAAAAGAAAGTCGTGTGAAGAGGTCTGATTACTTTGACAAACTTGCACAGTTGGTCAAACGTGATCATGACAAGTTGAGAGATGCAATCTCCATTGAGACGGGGAAAAACCTTAATGAATCGCACGCTGAGGTCATTGAAGCTCTACACATGTGTCAGACAGCGGCAGCGTCTGGCAGAGAGCCATACGGAACATGTTTGGCATCCGAACTTGCTACTAAGGATGCTTATGTTATTCGCAAGCCTCGTGGGGTGGTGCTTATTGTTAGTCCTTGGAATTTCCCTCTTGCTATTGGTAGTTTTTGGTGTGCCGGTCCTGCTCTCGTTGAGGGTAACACTGTTATACACAAGCCTTCCGAACTTACTCCAATGGTCAACCAACTTGTCGCAGAATTGTACGAGGAGGCGGGGTTCCCGCCCGGCGTATTTAACCTTGTCCACGGAGAGGGATTACAGGGGGCCGCACTGGTAAGATCCGATGTAGATGTCATTCTCTTTACCGGATCTTCTGAAGTAGGCCAAGACATTCGTCGCCATTGTGCCGAGACATTCTCTAAGACATGTAGTATCGAATGTGGCTCCAAATCAGCAACCATGGTGTTTGCAGATGGAGACCTAGATATTGCCGTGCCAGCCACAATCGCCTCTGGATTCAAGCTCTCTGGACAGAGATGTGTTTCTTCTAGTCGTATTCTTGTTCAACGATCAATCTTTGATTCATTCAAGGACAAGTTCATTGCCAAAGCTTACAGCTTGACTGTCGGAGATCCGTTTCATCCAAAGTTTGATACTGCACCAGACTATGGCCCGATGATCAGCGAAGAGCAAATGGACAAAGTTGTCGAATTCAACCATTTGGCTCGTAATGACAGAGATGTCACTGTTTGGCTTGGTGGCGGGAAAACAGATGATACCGGATATTCATTGAGACCGTTTGTTTACAGTTGTGAATGGGCAGACAAGCCATTCCTCAAACAAGAAGTCTTTGGACCACATGTGGCTTTGATCCCGTTTGACACGCTCGATGACGCCATCAGGATCTACAATGATACAGATTACGGATTGGCGTTGGGAGTCATCACCAATGACTTCAGGAAGCATCGTAGGATCGCTCAGGAATGCACCACGGGCATGTTGTACATCAACGGCGGTAGTATTGCTGCTGAGTCTCATTTGCCCTTCTCATCATGGAAGAAGTCTGGCTGGGGCGGAAGTGCAGCATCAACTTGGAAGGCAGTAACCCACACAATGTCTGTAACAGTAAATTACGAAGAAGGCAATGTGAGTTGGGCACAAGGAATGCGTTAAAATGAATACAAAAGAAAAACACAGAATTAGCCAAGAAAAATACAGGCAATCTAACTTAGATGTCGTTGTTGATAGAGTTAGAAAATACAGGAAAAGTCCACGAGGAAAAGCAGGGACAATGTGGACCAACATGAACCAAAGATGTGGTTCCGACAAACCAAAGGACAGAGCATACAAGAATATCAATATTTGCATGACTAGAGAAGAATGGATGTCTTGGGCTGTCCCAGAAATAGAAAAGTTCATGAGAGACAATCCAAGCAGCACACCTTCTGTTGATCGAAAAGACTCTTCTAAACATTACGAGCTATCTAACTTAAGAATAATAGATTTCTTGGATAACAGCGAATCATCTACTGGCAGAATAGGATCTGCTTTCTCTAAGATGAGAGATCTTTATGGCAATGCTTCTGATGATGTTAAAGAAAAAGTCTTGGAAGAATTCATTTTGAAAGCTAAAGAAGCATTAGGAATGAAATGAGAGTCGATAATTTTAGAATCTGGCGTCAAACACACCCTCAAAACGGCATGATCATAATCAACATGGTGGCCGATATTGATGGTCGTAGATTTGGCGTGTCTTCAACTGTTTCGCCAGAAATGATTGAAAACAAAGTTGATGTTATTTTGGATGCTATGAAAAAGGAGCTTATGAGTATCGCTATGAATGTTGCAGAACCGACAAGAAGATTGAGAGCCGTTTGGACAATGGATGCTCAGCAAGATCTGCGAGCCATGCACAACTTGAACGCAGAACTAGAATTGACAGAGATTTTAGCCGCAGAAATAATGGACGCTATGCCTGAATTTACTACAAGAAGACAGAGGGCCGAAAGAGATGGAAGAGTTTTTACTCTTGGTCGATTCGGCAGTGCTGTTGAAGTAACTAAGCTGGCGATAAACTGGAAGAAAGAAGGATTTTAATGACAGATACAATTGGAATTATTGGCACCGGTTTTGTTGGAACTGCTGTCATGGAAGGAATGCGTCACGCATTTGAGATCTGGGCCTATGATAAATTCAAGGGCGTACATGGTATTTTGGGCGGCAAACCATTTTCAGTCAATTCAGCGGATGGATTCGATCAAGTGGCCACGAAGACCGATGTGATTTTCGTCTGTGTGCCAACCCCGATGAAAGAAGATGGATCTTGTGACACTTCGATTGTTGAAGGTGTTGTCGCTGAATTGTCGAGAGCCGCTAAAAGACAAACAACAGTTGTAATCAAATCAACTGTCCCTCCCGGAACAACAGCGAGGCTGGACGAGATGTACTCGAACCTTAATGTGTGTTTCAACCCAGAATTCTTGACAGAAAGAAAAGCCATTGAAGACTTCAAGAATCAAGATCGAATCATCATTGGTGGGCCTCACGATGGCACCGCTGTTCTGAAACAAATTTACGAAACGGCATACCCAAATGTTCAAGTCACAAAGACATCTTCTACAATCGCTGAAATGGTTAAGTATACGACCAATTGTTTCTTGGCTACGAAGGTTGCAGTTGCGAATGAAATTGAGCAAGTATGCTCTAAACTTCAAATTGACTATGATAAAGTGGTGGAGTATGCGGTGAAAGACAAGCGACTCGGATTGTCGCATTGGTCTGTGCCCGGACCAGACGGAAAGAAGGGATTTGGAGGCTCATGCTTCCCCAAAGATCTCAATGGGTTCTTGGCGTTAGCAGAGTCTCTAAACGTCGATTGCCACACACTTGCTGGTGCATGGCAAACGAATTTGGAAGTGCGTCCTGAAAAAGACTGGGAGCAACTCAAGGGTCGTGCTGTAGTTTAGTTCTTGACGATCTTAACACAGAATCTTGGAACGTAGAACTCGCCAGAGTCTACTTCAATTTGGACCCTCTTCTCTTCTACAGAGAGAATGGTCCCACCATCTTCAATGAATTCGTCGATAAGAGTTTCGGCATCATTGTCGGCCTCAACTCTTTCCATGAGCTTGTTCTTGCCCACTTTTGTCTTGACAGCTTTTCCGACATACTTGTCGTATGGACTATCTTGTTCGGCACCGATGTTGAAGAAACTGGATAGATCTTTTTGTTCTGAGATCCAGTTCTTAAAATCTTGTAGCGAAATTCTTTTTTGTGGCTCCATTATTGGGCTTCCTCCCCATTTACGAAAAAGTTTATAGCATCCTTTTCTTCGTTTATATATGAAGCATTAAAATAATCTCCACCGTCAGAAAAATCAACTACATCAACTTCTTTCTCATTTTGATGAGTCAGCCAATACAGATTAGCGTCAATGATCTCCTTAGATCTTATGTGTTGTGGGTATGTCCACAAACCGTTTTCTAGTTGAACTGCGAAGTCACGTTTGTCTTTGAATGACTCATCGCAACACATCAGCATCAACTTCTCAACACCGAATTGGTACGCCAATCCGATGGCCGCACATACTGGGTTCCTGTAGTCATCAATGAAGTATTTCTCGCTGTATTCTAGGCCAAAATCGTTTTCTGGTGTTGGGCAATAAACATACACATCGTTCTTGTATCCCTTTGTGAAATTGTAATTTGTTCTTACAGAAGACACACAGATTGGGTAGTATCCTTTTGGTTTCGGCATAAACCGAATGCACTCTTGATATGGGTTGTTGACGACATAGGCGTTGATGGATCTCTTGCCAGTAAGCTTCCAGTCTTTCAAGGCACCATTGATTGCCAGTACACATACATCTTTGGGTAGCTTTTCTATAATCTGATGTCTTTGATGAAAGTTGTATCCATCAGAGACAATCAAAACCTTCTCAAATGACAGTTTCTCGTCAGCGATCTTTGGCTTTTCGGAATTGACCTGTTCATTCCTGATCACCATACTGTAGTCTTCTTGTTCATACAGATGTGATTCGCACAAAGGAGTGTTGCTCTTAAATGCGAAATTGCGTACCCAAACGCCTCCGCCTTGAATGTATTCGTTGTTGTGTGATTTCTTGATCTTCATAGTTCTGGATAGATTTGCCTGACTAATGGAACGGATATTCTTTTGTATTGATGCTTGACACGAGCATCAAACCCCCACAGATACAATCTTATTGTGTATCGTGGGATGAAATGCAGATAGATGCCTTTCCAGTGTTTTGTCCAAGACACAAAAAACACATTCTGATTCCACCAGTCTGCACCACACAACTTTATTAGATCGTCGAACATCTTTATCTTACGCACGGCGTGATCATCACGCAGTTCTTTCCTTCTGCACTTCGGTCCATGATTTCATCCATCGTGATCTTGACTTCAATCGGGGCACCACGATATACGATCTCCATCTCAGGCATCTTCTCAGGGAATAAAACAGGAATTCCAAAGTTTTCTGGCATGGAAATGGGGATCGAGATTGGCCCTTCAAGAATGATCTTATCAGGTAATCCGCTACTGTCCAAGATGATTCTATCTGGGATTGGCTTAGGAATGTCGATTACAATTCTGTCTGGCAAAGTGCTTTCAATCTTGAGTGTAACTTCTGTGTCAATTTTGACTGGAATTGGTCCGCCCCTGTAAACCAAATCAAACTCTTCTGGTAATTCACTTCCATCCAAACGGATATATGTTGGTATTGGAGTATCAGGACCGTAGATTTTGATGTCAGGAATATGAACTTCACTGGAGTCGATCTTTATCCTGTCAATCATATTCGATGTGTCGATTTCGATCTTCGGCATATCTGGAGCGATGATCATGATCTCAGACGGCAACCCGACTGGTTCATACTCAATCTTCATTGTTCCAGATGCCTCAAACAAGTCTGCAAACTCAGCACCAAATTCTTTCACTATCGCCGGATCGGAAGCAAATCTTTGTGGTGTTTTTACCTGCTTGGCGAGAGTCAATGCGACTTCCATGTTTGGCGGCATTCCCCAATCAACTTCCAGTCTCGGCAGATCTGAAGCATCCAACGCCAATACGATACTTGATTGCGGAGGGATGATGACAATCGTCGGAGGAATCGGTGGCTCAATAATGATTGTCGGAGGAATCGGTGGTTCCACCAGAATGATTGGTGGAATCGTCGGCCCTGTAATTTCAATTGTACTAGGAATGTTGATCCCGCTTAGACCAGTAACGACAATTTGACTAAAGAAGCTTGGACCAGTGATCACTGATGGGATTGGTCCAATTTGTCCTTCGATTGAAATACATGGCACGACCAGTGGTGGCAAGTTGATGTCAGGTTCTGGAACAGAACACGGAACAAATGTGAAATTAGGAAAGTCAGCACATTCTGGAATTGGAATGTTGAAGATTTCCTGAATCTGAGCCGGAGGTTCACCCGGTTGCGAACGCTCAATTGGCGTCTGGATAATTTGACACTGATCGTTGGTGACTGTAACAACTGGATCTACAGTAGAATTCACAGCATATGTGTGGGTTCCCCTGAAATCTGTTGTTGTGAAAGACCCATCGCCAAAATCTAATCTGTAACTACTGACGTTTCCGCTGATCTCAACCAAGTAGTTTGCCACAATACCAGTTACTGGATTGTTCTGCACGACGTTGAATGTGAAGTTGATGTCTGGACAATCAAAGTCATCAAATATAACTTCAAGGGCTTGGAGATTTCTAATTCTCCAATCTAACGTGGGCCTGCGAGGGTCGAAATTATAGCCGATAAAGTTTTCTGTTTTCAGGATCGCTTCGACCATTTGATTGTGATGTTCTGCGATGACAAAGCTTCTAATCCAAGTCCCTCGCTTGTTGAATTTGGTATGTTCTCCTCCCAAATTTCTAGCACATCTTCTGAGCTTGTTGACTTTGCCATTTGTGTCAAATCCAACAGTGTCATAATACAGAAGTTCGCCTTCTATGTTTGCGAAGCCATTCTCTGGCCAAATCTCTGGCTTGTCAGCCGGGACAGCAATGATTTCTATCTCTTGAGACCAAGCAGCGTTGTCAGAACACAATCTGGTTTCAACGGTGTTGTTCACCAAGAACAATGTGTAATCACTGTCTATCGCTTTTGGATATACTGGAACGGGAGGAAATGTCATTTAGTTAATCCCCAGCAACCATTGTTCGCCATCTGGACGAGGAGCCAACAACTTGAAGCTTAAATCAATTTCACTGAATTTTACGAATGCGTTAGGGCTGTAGTCAAAACTCAAATAAGCTCGTTTGTCTCCATCCGATGTAAGCAAAAGCGTATTTGTTGGATCGTCGAATCCTTGAACTGCTGTGTCTTGCAAGTTTCTGTAAAGAAGTGAGTTTACTCCGGGACCACCTGTTGTCCATGTGGAAGCGGCATCGTCAAATTTTGACACAGACCCTGTATTGTTCAAAACATATATACCAGTGCTGAGGTTGGTTAATTGACCTTCCAATTTGGTTGGCCCTTGAATGTCTTGCATTTTTCTGACTGATGCAAATGGGTTAGACACAGATCCTTCTGTTCTGTAGAAGCTTTTGATCCTGAAGAATGGCCCAACTCCATCGTTCCTTGCGAAATACCCAGTGCTATCTTTCCATGCACTTCTGTAAACGCTGAAATCGCCATAGGTGCTGTCTCCATCATTATCATACACCGTTGGATTAGACTCTAGCTCCGAGGCTCCGTTGAAGTAATTTGCATCTAACAAAGAAACACTCGATGTGGTCAATCCAGACAACTCAAGTGATGTCTTTGATGTGTTTGTTTGAGACGTGTAAGGAAGTCTGCTAGGCACATCGCCAAAACAGAAATATGAAATTGCTGGAGAGTTCAAGTTCAACCAATTCCACTGTCTTGTGATTGATGGCTTTGTCGTATATGTCCCAAGGAATCCACTGAATTCTCTGACATTGATCACTTCATTGCCAACAGGATCTGAAGGGCCTCTACCGCTTGCCCAATACAACATAGCTGTTCCATGCTGGCCAGATGCCAAAGAACCTCTGGGAGCAAATCCAGTATTCCTCTTGAATTCAGCTATCTGCTTGTCTTCTTGTGGAGTTCCAACCAAGAAGCTATCATCTCTTGTGACGTTCAAGCTGTTGGTGGAATTTGTCTTGAATGTCTCGCTGATCAGTCCGTATTCATACGATCTAACAGTGTCATCGTCTGTAAATACCCACATCCACAAATTGTAGTTTTCAATAACATCAATGGCGGCTGTATAAGATGTGATTCTGTAAGCATGGAATTCTGTATCCGCTCTCAATTTAACATCATAGATTCCACCAACGCTGTAAGATGCCTTGGTATCTGGAGAGTTGGGATGAAGCAAATCATCTCCCAAAGACCAGTTGTATGTGATTATTGGGTCAACTGGGTCTCCCAAACCATCCAAAGCCTCTCCGGCGTATGAATATCCGATTGTTGCAGGATTCTCACCGCTGGGTATTTCCAATTGTATCAATGTGTTGATCGGTGATCTGATTGTAGGAGTAATCTCAAACGGACCATCTGGAGGAACTCCGGGCGTTGCCTGTTGTGTCGAAGTGTTTTCAATGAAACGAATGATGGCGTCATTCGGGGCTTTAACACGAGCATTGACGAAGTTGGGTATTACAATTACATCAGACCCGAATCCATTTTCAACAGTCAATTTGACATCATAAATTCCGGGTTGTTGGTAACACTTTTTAATCTTTCCACCATCTGTATCTCTGACTAATACGTTCATGGCATTGTCTGGAACCATGCTTGTTTCGTTAATGATCGACACGATTGAAGTTGTGTTATCCCCAAAGTCCCAAGTCAATGTAACAGTACCGGCATCACCATCTGTACCAAGTCGGAAGCTCAAGTCTTCAAACTCCACACAAAGAGGTACGTTGCCAACACGGTTAGTTGCCGTGAACCATGCTTTTGGTTGCATAACCACTCTTCTCAGGAAGTTGATTCTACCTTCTAATGTTGGCCCAAACGGTTCTGTGTCTTCTGTACCCTTGACGCCGCAGAATTCTTGGATTGCAATCAGTGTGTCTTTGAGATTGTTGTGATGATCCTTCATCACATTGACTGTGACATTTGTGATTCTCTTGGATTTTGCAACATCCTCAAATCCTTCAAGAAGAGTCAAATCTGAAAACACAACACTTGTTGGATCGAAGCTGGCATAGTAGAAAGAAATAGCTCTTTTTTCTAGTTCGCTGCATTGTTCTGTGAGCGTGATCTGGCCTGTTGGCGGAATCCTAGAGATTACTACTGGATCGCCTTCTGCATAAATTGAACTATCTCCCGGATTGTAATCTTCTAATACTCTAAGTCTCAAAGAGTCATGTACAAGATACAAGTTGTCATCGGAGTCAAATGTGTCTGGATATAGTGGTACTTGTGGCATCATGTTATCACCACATGTTTCCAAGTTTTTCTACTTATAATATGCCATACAGTTGACTCTGATATGTTAAATTTTTTTGACAGATTTTTATATGTTTCTCCTTCTGATTTTTCTTTTAACAATTGTATCACCTTTTCTTCTGTCATTTTAGAATTTCCCGATTTTTCCCCACATGCTTTTGGTTTTGGTGGAATGTATTTGCTGGTGTCAATTTTGTAATTAAAACAGTTCCAATTGAAATTGCTTTTTACAATATCAATAAAATTAATATACTCATGTGTTCTAATTCTTATATTTGGTTTTTTGTTGAAATTAAGATACAGATATGATTCAATTCCAAGATCTCTTTTCATTGATTCAACTAAATAATCTACTTCATTTATAGTAAAACTGTCAGTGCATAGATTGATTGTTCTTGTTGTTGGGACATTACAACCATCATCACAATACCAGACAGACAGCATAAGTGGCGTTAATATTAAATCATTAGGGACAATTTTAGTGAGCTTATCTGAAATCTTGACATACCATTTTTTAGCCAAGTTTGTAAGTTGCTCGTTTGAACATGTTCTAATGCAATAATATTGTGATTCTTTTGTAATGTTTTTGTTGCCACATATTCGCTTTGATTTGTACTTACCTTCATATATGTTTGTTTTTGAATATGGATTTAGTTCATTTATGTGCCATTGCATGTAATCAATTTTATCACATCCGCTGTGAGAAAATTTACTTTGACACTTTCTAAAATACCAATTTCTATTTGGATATTTATTGCAACCAGTAAGCGATCCATCTCCAAGTAAAGATCCTTCAATTACTTGTATTTGAGTATTGTTTATTTTTGGGAGTGATAAAATTTCTGATTGTGTAAATCTTTGCATAAGATATCTATGTGACAATATCACAAATAAAGTTTGAAATTCACAAAACTATCAGAGGTTCTGGTAGCTGGCATTTCTTAAGTCTGCCGTTGCTGAATTGAATCAGTTCTGTAACTATGTAACTTCCGGGCAAACTGTAAATATGGCTGATTGTATGAATGTCCGGGTCTTCTTGCGTATATGTTTCGTTGTCCCCGAAAATCCAGTTCCTTTGTACGATGTCGCCATCTGTCTGATCTACGAAAACAAATTCTTTTGGAGTCACACTTTGTTCTGTAGCTGTTTCAACAGAATACGGCAGGTCAATCGACTCAACATAAAAGAATGGAGGAGATTCTTCTTGACTAACTGTAATGTATCCAATTTTAGTAGCGATTCCTTGAGCACCTGTTGTGGTTACAACATTCAGCTTTACAGTATACGTTCCCTCTGTGACGTATGTATGAATCGGGCTTTTGTCCAGAGACATGCCGCCGTCACCAAAATCCCAAAGGAATCTAGCTATATGCCCAGTTGTAAAGTTCTGAAACCTGACCTTGAGTTCTGGAGGGCCTTTGATTGGAAAAGCTCTGAACAATGGCTTGGGGGCCAAGAACCGTATCTCTTGACTCTTTAAGATGCCATTCAAAGACTCAGGCTCTGGATCAACTTTGACTCCCAAATCTGACTCAATGTTGATGATCGCATCTTTAATTGCATTGTGATGCTCGGCGACCACCGAATTTGAAACCCATGTTGTTTTGGCTGGCCAGTAATTCACAGCAGATCCAGCGTATCCACGCTTGAGTTCCTGAAACGTGTTGCTGGTTCTTTTGTTGTAATAGATCAGTTCATACTCTCCGGCCTCGCCCGGCAATGGACCAACACGTAACTCTCCCTTGTCTGGGAACGAAGCTGTATCTTCTACAACTATGATTTTACCGTTGTATGTCAGAGCTTGTTTGAGAGTGATGTTAGAGTTATTGGTTGCTTCGAACAGAACGTCTTTATCGTCTAGGGCCAAAGGGAAGATCGACAAATCCCCTGTTCTGTATCCAGCGTCTAAAGATGATATTCTGTCTGCCATTTATCTCGCCTCTATTTGTGCTTTGGTTTCTACTTGTGGTGGCTTTGCTTGCGTGAGCATCTTCTTCTGAATGTTCTCAACCAACTTAACCACATGCTGCTTTACAGGAGAATCATCGCCAAGACACAACACAGTCCTGACAAATTCTGGCTCCAACGGGCGTTGTAGAATCACTCGAAGGTTGAATTCTTCAAGCAACTTTTCGTTCCACATTTCTTTCTGAGCTTCATCATCGTCGATTGGGCGAATCTCGCCGTGATTCTTTGTGATGTTCTCATACGCCATTGTTAAAAATGCTAGTTCTTCCAAAACGCATTTGAGTTTTTTGTTAACTTTTCTTGCCGATAGAATGAGGGAGTCTTTTTCACGCTGGAGCTTTCTGATATTTATCTCATACTCCTGCAAATTTAGATCGCTGTAAACTGTTACAGACTTTGACTCTTCTCGAATTGTCCTGTTTTGACGCTCAATCTTGAGATCAAACAGTTCCAGAGTGTCTTCGGCATCTTCAAGTTGTTTCCTGTAAGAATCAACAGTTTCAAGACGAGCTTGCATTTCCCTGACAATTTGCCATAATTGAGCCTGAACGGTTGGCTCTTTGCCAATCACGAACTTTTCAAGCTGAAAGAATGTGTGCCGATCAGGGAGATCGACTTTGTTTAAGATCGTTTCGACCTTTTCGATGAGTTCAGTTGACATTTTCACCTCCATTGTGTAAGTATCAGAGTAAAGGAGTTCTCAAATGATTGATGAAACTGGATGTTCCGAGTCAGGAAGACTCGATGGAGCCTGTGGATATCTGTCTGGCCCCATGGAGTTTGTGGCGGACCATGGTGTTGAGTGGCGTCGGAAATTTGTCAAGTTGGTTGCTGAGTCAAAACTCAAGATCGACTTGATCGACCCAACTAATAAGCCGGGCGGGATTGACATTAAGATCGGCGAAAACAAAGCCCATCAAGAAGCCCTTCAACGAGAAGGACGCTGGAAGGAACTCCGTCAATACGTTAAGGCATACCGCAGATACGATCTCCGGTTTGTGGACATTTCTGATTTCATGGTTGTTGTGGTTGACCCTCGTGTTCCGCAGTGGGGCACTTCAAACGAGGTCTACACCGCCGAACAGCAACACAAACCAATGTTCTTCATCTGCGATGGCGGATTGTCAAATTTGCCGAGATGGCTGTTTGATGTGATCGACTTGGATAGTCCAGAGAAGAACAGACGTTGCAACGTCTTCCAATCAGTTGAAGAAGTTGTTACAGAGCTTGTGTCTCTCGACATGGGATTGTATCCACTCAGTAATGAATGGGTTCTGGTTCGTAAAAACTTGGAACTCCAGAGATATCAGAACCCGTAAACCTTCCAGTCCAAATTTTGTAATTTGACTGGCTTTCTGAATTCTCTAGGCGGTAATGCGACTACGTTTGTGACGCCTGAGAAACGCCATATCATTTCTGTTGTTGTTTGATCGTCATCTGTGTAAGACATGCCCCAATTGACAGAAGTAAGTATGGCGTTGTCATATTGGGCATTGTTGCCGCCAGCTTCTAACGTCACTGACGCTTTCCTGAATTCAGTTCTTGCGAACATCCTTTCGAGGTAGTTGTTCCATTGAAGTGCTTGGTTTTGTGGAATCTCCAACTCGATTTGTATCGTACCATGTCTGTAGAAATTTGTGGTTTGGAATCTGTTCTCACGATTCATGCCATATTCAAAGCGGTCAGAATCATATTCGACTTCTATTTTGTCTGTGAATACATTTGTCAAAATTGGTGTTCTGGCTTCATCTACTATGCTTAACGTCCATCCTTGAACTGTAGCTGTCATATATCTCCTTAACAAACCTTTAAGCCAACTATCGCCTTGAAGACGGCCTGCTTATTGGTTGCGGCTAAACACCAGAAAAGCTTTGCCATCTCAAATTCATTCATTCCATCTTCCTTTAACATAGTGATATCTGGGAAATCGCCGATCTCTTGAAAGAACTTTGTGTTGATCAACACACCATCAAATGATCCAGAAACAAAATCGCATCTTCTGTCAACAACAGGAAACAAAATATCCTTTTCTGTTTGTGCGAAATGCAATTTTTTCTCCACATAGGGCTGCAATCTGCTTCCTGCGAACACCAAGAATGCCCACTCGTGCTTGAGTTTTTTCATGCCGACGTTGATGAGACTGGTAATTGTTTCTTTGCCCTTGTGAATTGGGCAGAGTTCCTTCATTTCTTTGATTTCTGCGGCAGTCGCATTGCTGCCAACCACTGCTAGAGCTTCTCTGTTGTAAGAATTGTTGTTGACTGAAAACAGAGTGTTCCTAAGTCCACCGATATTTCTATCTGGGCACAGGATGATAAATCCTAAATCCATCGTACTTCCTTAAACGAACGAGATGTCGTAATCAATTTTGATTATGTCGTCTTCTGAAATTGCAGAAGACAATTCAAATGCACCGTTGATTGGATCAGGAGTAAATGACAGGAGCGTCCATGGGTCGTCCGCAAGTGGTCCGGGTGCGTATACTGCCTGATCTTCAAAAATCCTAACACCATTCACAAACACACGCAGACTGCCCTCTACGAAAGCACTCGGAATCGAGTCCACTGTGTAATTGATGTAATCTGGGTCCAACAGGTCTACAGAGACTGGCGTCAATCCATAGAAGTGTTGATGTGCGGCAGCTACTGGAAATCCAAGTTCAAATGTGAGGATGTTTGGAGCCGTCACAATTGGTGTCACACTGGCAGAAGCCTGAAGCTCGATTACACCGCCATCAAATAATACAAAACTTGTGCCATCTGTGTCAATCTGAATTGACAAATTTGTAGCTTGATCTGAAATCAGATCAAGCTTGTCAGACTGTGCCTTTGTCATTCTAACAAAGTCATCTGTGTCTGTGTGTTCTGCAATACTATGGGACGCAGCATCAATAGCAGCAGCTTTCAATGAACCATCTTGATTGATCGACTGGTTCAGACGATTAGCCATAGAACCTTGAGTTCCAATGGCATCACGTATTTGTTCCAATACGTTGTCTACAGACAAATTGATGAGGTTTTGCCTTCTGATGATGTTCTTCAGAGGCAAATTGTCTACCTCCCAATGATATGGATCTTGGGGATTGTAATAGACTTCTGGGATGAGTTCAATTCTTGGCATTAGGCTCCTCTAAGGACTCTCGATACTGTGCTCTGATTGATATTTAGTCTCTCGGCAATCTGATTCTGAGAACATCCTTGAGTTTGTAAATCTGTAATCTGCTGCTTGACTTCTTTAGACAAACGTGGCTTCTTGACCTTTGGCATACTTAGCCCCAAGTGAGACCACTGTTCTCCAGACAAAATCGCAGAGATGTTGCTGACACCCATTTTCTCTGCTATGTCTTTTTGTTTCATCCCGTTGTTCCTGCATGTAAATATTTCTCTTACATCCAATTCTGTAAGAATAGATCCAGAATGCAGTTCTCCCCTGTGTGGTTGCTTTGTGTACCCGCTTGTGTCAATCTTGTACTTGAAACAATCCCATTCAACGTGCGGCTTGATCATCTCAATAAACTCAAAGTATGATCCTCGCCCGATGTAAATTTTGTATTGTCCTTCTTTGCCGCCAGTCTTTTTGTGACTGTCTATTCCTAAATCTTTCTTGAGTCTCTCGATGAGGAACTCAATTTCATCAACTGTAAAACTCTGTGTGTTCAATTCAATGTTAGCGTCTGTCTGATTGTTCGATCCATCATCCATGTGCCAAACGCACAAGGTTAGCGGAGTCAATCGGATGTCTGTAGGAACTATCTTACGTCTCTTGAATCTTGGATGGTCGAGTCGTGGCACATACCACTTTGATTCAAGTTTCTCCCAAAATCTTAAATTGTGTGTGTAGAACACGTATCTGTCAAACATCTTGTCTTCTGCATATCCTGCTGATGGAAACATTTTGTTTGCTAACACAGAAGATTCTCTAAATTCAACAGAAAAATCATCAAAGTTTTTCATAAAGAAATCAATATATGATATTTTGTCATTTTCTTTATGATCCAATTTTGATTGACCAATCTGAAATCTACACAATCCACCGTTCTGCCAATTCTTGACTATTGTCCCGTCGCCGAGCATAGACCCAGTGAAAATCTGCAATTGTTTTTCGTTAAACATGATCGCCTCCTTAGCGATATGTATTATTGCAGATTACAAAAAATTTGTCAATATGGCCCATTAAATAAAGTTGAGTCTCCAGTTAAATGTGATCTGCATATCTTCTGTCTTGTTTAGATCAGCAAATGTTGTCATGCTGTACAAATCGCCGTTGGCCATCTGCAATGCCATTTCATTGAGCGTAACTCCAATGATCTCATCAAAAGTAATAACCGATGTGAGAATAACTTGAGTCGGAATCGAACCGTCGATTCCAGCAATGACAGGCTTGGACAATCTGGTTACTCCGAACAAACCATCTCGACCAGCGTTGACATACTTCTTGACGCCACTTTGTGTGCCGCCATCTCCAAACAACATCCGAGTGATGTAGAATTGATAACTGTCCCCGATTTGGTTCGCCAAGCTTTTACACAGAGCACGGCGACCAGACAAAAGGATTGTGTTTTCGATGTCATACGAATTTCGTCTTCCATCTTTCCATTCTTGAACGATCTCGATATCTCCGAGACTCAAAATCTGTGTATTGATCATAGTGCTACTCCTTCTTCGGTTTCGCCGTTTCTGGTTTGAATTGAGAAGGAGATTCCCTCCTCCTGACCTACGTTTTCTTCCATGCCTGTGCCTCCAGATGCGAGGGCGACAATAGACAAATTGCCAATCGGATCTTCAATTGTTCTAATCACTGGATCGTGTCCGTCACGATCTAATTCGCTGAATACTGTGAATCCCACGTTTACTCCAATTTTTGGAAACTGCACCAAACTGTAAGCGACAATTGTTCCACCAGCAGTATCTGTCATCCAGTATTGGTCTCTGCCTGCCAGCTTTACTTCTTTTTCATCCCATTCGAGGATCTTAAAGAAGTCTCCGTTGATCTGGAACATGTAATTCTCTTTGAAGTTGTTGTCATCCAGAACAACTGTAGGAGGATTAGATCCATTCTGAATTTCAAATTCAGACTCATGGTCCGAGAATGTACTCAGATGCAGACCACGATATCCAAATTGCCCGATTCCCTGATTAACAATTCTTGATCTGACATCAACAGTGATTCCGGCCATATCGCCATCAACCCATCCTTCAATCCAGAAGTTCTGGTCAGAGAAGGCTACAATCTCATATTCGTCGCCACTGTAATATAGGAAATCTCCAAGAATTATGTAGTCGTGAATATTCAGAGCCGAGTCGTTGAAGTCGATCAACGCACGTCTTTCAACAGACAATTCTCCAATTACAGATGAATAAATTTCGTTGTTGTTGTCGTCAAGCAATGTGTAAGAAATATTAGCAGTATAGACCACTGGAAGATTGGAATCTCCGTCCAGAATCAACTTTCCATTGATGATATCTCTAATCAAATAAGTCGTTGAATAGGCTGGGATCTGAATCTGCCATGAACCACCTGTGTAATCAGGAGTGTTTTCTATATCCCACAGAGTCTTGACGCCGATGTCTTCAAACAATACAGAACTATCTGAGAACTGGAAGTAATCATCTTGTGTTACAGATGTTGAGAAATTTCTGTATGTCACGTTCGACAAATTGAAAGTAAATTGGCTTTCATCTAGCGGTTCAATCACAGAGGAAGAAATCTTGGCTGTTCTTTCCTGAATGTCTTCGATTGTGTATGTCCCTGTGTTTACAGATGGAGACAAAACTTCAAGAATGTGATTCTGTCTCATTATTCCAACATCTCTTAAAATGATATCTGGCGTAACAATAGATACAGACTCATTTGTGGCAGTTCCAAGTTTGCCTGACAACACTGTCATTTGATCGGCCAGTTGTGATCTATTGACGATCCACTGAGATTCAACGTGTCTTGTGAAGATTGGATTGCCTTGACCAGACAAATGATTCTCAGTTCTGTCAACATGGATCAGGAAGTCAATCGACTCCACTGGAGGCTGCACGAACTCGTTCACCTCGCCGGTGAAGTTTATAGTTTGAAGTCTGGCATGAAACGGCATGAATTCTTGGAGAACATCTTGAGCTTCAATCATTCTATCATTACACAAATCCTGAACGCCAACATCAACGCTGTAGCTGCTTCCAATGCAAGCACCGCAAGGATCAATGAAACTCTTGTCGATGTTACAGGCATCATACGATGGTCTTGTGCTGCCGTTGTATTCTTCCATGTTGTAGATGTTTTCTGAGTAGGCAAACTCAGTTCTGACATATCCAAAAATCAATGGGTCTGCGAATGGATGTTTCACAGGTATCAGAATTGGGAACAAAGGATCTTTTTCATCAATGATTCTGATGTTCCAGTTTTTTGGCGGATATTCCTGTGCGAATTCGTCCCTGTTATCCAACAGTGGCAAGTCTCTGAAATAATTCTCAAGTTGCTGTTCTGAAGGATTTGGAACTTCATTGAATTCGTAAAGAACTCGAACAATATCTCCTTCATACAAATCAACAGGGCTGGAAGAAAGTTGATCTCCGATCCAAGTCATTGTCACTTTGTCGTTGCATACCTCGTCTACTTCAAATGTCACATAGTCAGAAGAGTATTCGATATATGACGAGTCTCCCTCTCTTCTGATCCACAGTCCAAAGTTATCTTCATCTATCGGCAGTACAATGCTTTTCTTAGCCAATACAAAATTTGCACTCGATCCAACCCTGAATGATTCTTGATGCGTGTATCTTGATGCTAGTTGCCAGTGTTGAGTAAAAGAATTCAGGATCATGCCAGATTGGGCGAAGGCTGATGTCAGGGCGTCCATTGTTCCTTTCTTCTTGAACAATGGAATCGCCTCTTTAATTTGACGCCTCCACAATGTAGGATCATCAGACTTAAGCCTGAGATCAAACAAATTTGACAGATACATCAGCAAGGACTCATGCAGAGCGTTGGCATCAAACAGATCAATGATCTGATTGGCGAAATTCTCCATAATAGTAAAACCGCTACCGACAGCTTTATTCAACTGATGTGTCACATCTGGAGTCAGATCATCATCTGTAAGATATGTCTTGTACATCTCAGGCAGATATCTCTCCAGAAGAGTATCGTACTTGTCTTCCGGGGCCACATGTGTTGGAATTGTTGTTACGGCTTTTGGATCGCCAACAACATTGAACGGCATGTGTGATGTGAGTTGCTCGCCAGCAGGCAATGGAGTCCACGTCCAACAAAGGAAGAAGTTGCCCTCTCTGATAGAACCATCTGGCGTCCACTCAAATTCATAGTTTCCAACAATTGGATTGTCATCTTCATCAACAGATTGTGTGAATAAAGAATTCACCACATCTGACGAAAGCCAAGCCGGATAAGAAGGCGTGCCAAATACTTGTACAGGAACGCTTTCTTTGTAGTGATAAGGTATAGAAGTTGTGCTTGATGATAGTTGCTGTTGCAGGTTGACGACTAACGCCAGATTCTCAGGAGTTGGATCAATACATGCAGCAGCGACTGCGGCATCAAGTTGACTTCTGATGTCAGAATCTTGAATCTGGTAGTCGTACTCTCCGTAGTTGTGGCCAAGGAAGTTTCTCTCTACATAGTAGACAGTTACCGAGTCGATCTTGTACGGATCTATCAAGCACCCACTTGTATCTGTGATTTCAACCTTCAACAGAATTGAATCTGTGATTCTTGGTTCGTCTGTGTAGTTCTTTAAGGCCATGGGTTACTCGTAAATAAAGTTGATGTCTATGACTCCCGGTCTTACGATCTCGAAGAATCTTGCAACAACCACATCTCCTGAATTGTTTACATTGTCTGTAACGAAATTGACTTCAGTTCCTTTAATCTCGCTGATGTCGGCAAGTTGCTTAACCAAATCAGAAGATTTTAGATCTTGATCATAATCCCAGTTGTTCAATGAAAAGAATGTGTTCATCTTGTTATTGATTCTGGTCCTGATTTCGTCCTCGAATTTTCTGTAGAACTTATCTACCACAACATCTAGTGCCACATCTGTTCTGATTACCACGCCGTCTCTGACACAAACGTAATCTGTAATCATCTTTTTGGTGTTCAATTCTTCAGACAGAGCCGCCTTCAATTCATTGTTTGCTTCTTCAAGATCATTGCTTCCATTGAGTGCCAATATGTACAAGTCAATGACATTCGCAGCACAACCGTATTGTCTAAGTATGGCTTTTGATTTGCCAATCTGACCTTGAAACTCTGTAGCAAATTGATCTGTCAGAGTTTCATAGTCATCTCCGCTGACGGCTCTGTTTTGAGTTCTGAGCCAACTTGGCAGCTTTCGTTTGATGTCTTCAATTGTGTCTCCGGCATATCCAAATTCTCCCTTTGTGTAGTTCTGGAATGTTACAGTGACTCTAAAGTCAAACCCCGGAACTAAGAAGTTTTTTTGTAACTGAAGTGATCCAGTTACAATGTTACCGGCACTGCCGCCGCCAACTCTATATGTTACGTTTACGATTGAGCCAGTAGATGGAATCATGCCAGCCCTATTGTTTCCAAAGATTACGAAAGCATTGTAATCAGAATCATATTCAACTCTGTATTCTCTCCTCGGTTGAGAATCTGTGAAGTAATCTACTTGTGTCCAAGATAATCCATCAACATAAACACTGACTGAATTCCAGATAACAGGACCAGAGCTTAGAGAAACAGATTGACTTGTTTCTCCTGTGCCATTAAATTGCTGGCTGATTGTTGTGCCTTCTATTCCTATCAAACTTGTGTTTATGAACTGCCCGGCACTAATATACACAGAATCTGTAAACCTCGGATTCTTGTTCGCATCTGATTCGAACAATTCAATTGTCTTTGGACCTTCTTCTGTTGAATAATCAACCAAAATTGGAGTTGGGATTTCTAAATCTGTTTCCAACAGGTTGTTAATTGACGCAGACCAAAAAGATCTGCCTCCAATTGGTGGTTGTGGTTTGAATCCAACAAGTGTTGCTAGTCTGAAAGCATTGTCAACTTCTGTAACTGTGTCTATGAAAACTTCATTGGCAATTTGATCAATTTTGAAAGAAAGAGTGTCTGCGATGAACGCCCAATTCTCTATCAACATGATAGCCAGATCTGACTCGACAAAATCGTTGAACGTGTCTGTAAATTGTTGCTTGATGTAATCAACAAGTCTAGCTTTCATTGACCAGAAGTCTTGATTTGTATAGTTTACATTTACCAGATTTGGAGTTTTAACCAAGCTGGATACATCATATGGCGTTACATCGAACGGGCAATTGGGAAATGTCATTATTTTCCTTACAGCGGCAGTTGCAGTTTAAGAGTTTCTATCTGTGAAATATTTTCTGGATCAAAGAACGATATAGAGATCCCCAATATCGCATCAATCTCTTCCCTCGAATCGTTTTGATCCAAATTATCTACGTTAAACCTAGATGTTACATATATGTTAGAAACTACTATCCGTGGTTCCCATTTTTTGATTGATTCAGAAATCATTTGCTTTGCCATGATTTCCAAAGCTTTGTCATTTGGTTCAAACACAAGCTTCCTTAAAGGAGTGCCGAATTCTGGTAACATCACACGTTCTCCCGGATTTGTCAGAAGAAGTTGCAAAAGATCAGCCTTGATCTGTTCCACATTATTTTTCTGTGCCATCAGACCTCTAGCTGTTTTCACCAATGGATATTGTAACCCAATAAACTTTTTCATAATCACCTTTAGAATGTAACGCTACCAGCACCTGTGTCAATCGTCTGTGTTGACGACTCACAAGGAGGATCTTTGGCTGATGCCATTTGAGAGTTGTATTCTTGACAATCTCCTCCACCACAAGGAACTTGACACGGATGGTAAGCTGAGGCGAAGACTCTTTCACTCATGGCTTTTTCCGTCCAGTGTAGAATTCCAGTCAATGGACAAATTACAGGACATCGTGCCACAATTACATTATATAGACACGGACCCTTACATCCTCCTCCTTCTTTAGGAGGGCAGTCACGGCCAGCCATCAGTAGTATCTGCTTTTCGGCAAAGAAGATATGAAGTTGACCAGAGTATCTGAAATCTACATCTTCTGTGGAACTCATGCGTTTTTTGGAAACATAAGTAAACTTGTCTGAAGGATTCTTCTCTTTGTCGCCAACCAGAACAATGTCCATATCGTATGTCTGCCTGATGGCATGTCCTCCAGCACGAAGGAACACAATTCCGGGAGTTCCTTTCGGTCGTCCTTGAAATCGCAAGAAGTGAGGCCCTCGACATTCATCCGAATCACAAGAATT